GCCGCAGTTCCTGCTGGCCGACCATAGTGTCCAGCCATTCCTGGAATTCCTTAATCTGCGCCGGCGTCCAGCCCTCCGGTGCGCTAACGATCATCTCGGGCACGTTGCCGTCTGTGTAGTACTGAAGCTGCGAGAGCTGGCGGTGGATTGCCAGGTTGATCGTCATGAGAATCTGCTCGACTGGCGAATAGCCGTAGAACATGTGCACGCGAGGGTTGCGCGGCGAATAGACGAGCTGGTCCGTGGTCAGGTCCAGCGCCGGCATGCCCTTAATAATTTGCTGGTACGCGGGGTCCGGAGGCTGCGGTCGCCAGCCCTCGGTCGTGTGGAGCGGCTTGATGGTCGCCCCGTCGATGAGATTCAGCGAGACGACGTTCTTCGATCCCTTGTCGTGCACCGGCCAGATCGACAGCGCATCGATCACAAAGACCTCTTCGAGCGCCATCCGAATCCAGTCGGCGAACTTGTGTTCCCGATCCGGACGCCTAAAGAACTCATTGAGGTAGCGCACGCGCGGGTCGGTCGCGACGCGTTCGTTGTACTTGTGCGTCTTCTCGCCTGGCTCCCGGTCTATCTGCCAGACCCATGGCATCTTGGCGATCTGGTCCTTACGCGTCTCGATCACCAGGCGCAGGAGGTCGCAGTTGTCCGCGAACGCGCGGAGTTGGTGAAACGCGGCGCGGCCTGGCTGCTCGTCGCGCGGCTCGACCCAAAGGTTCGAGCCGAAGGGGTAATCGAACGCGCGCGGCAGCGTGTCGGCAGGCGCGACCGGCTTGAGCGGCTGGCCAGGACCGAACCACGCGCCGGGCGTGATGCTGGAGATTACATCGAGCGCGCGGCTGCCCATTGAGATCAGTGCGGGCGACAGCGGCGTTTCGATGCCGCCTCCCGGCAGCCGGAGTTTACGAAGAAAATCGAACATTCGTTTATCGCTTTGCAGCGGCTACGGAACCAACTCGCCGTTTCGGAGGAAACCATGCCAGTTCGGGAGTGCAATACTGCCTGCGCCGGCGATACAGGTCAGGCCAGCCTTGTCGACCGTGATCGTCGGCGGTACCCCATGGCGAATCCAGCAGCGATGCACCTTGTCGCCGGGCAGAGCGCAATTGCTCGCGCGAGAATCGATATCCCAGTCGCGCGTTTGCTCTGGCCCATTTGGACAGCGGACGATCAAATGAGGCTCCGCCTTGTTATCCCAATCCCAATTAAGCGGCTGCCACACGGCGAACCACATGGCGCCCACGCCGAAGTCGCGGTTGCGCTCGCGTTTCTCGCCGGTGTCTTTCCGTTGCCAGCCGACGATGGCGCGGTTTGGCGGCCAATGGCGACTACCAATGTCCTCAGGCAGCGGATTGCCGAAGATCGGCTCGATAAGGAAACAGCGAATGCCCACAGATCCTTTATTTCTTTGCCGACGCGGCCGCTGTGAGCAGACTGACAACCATCGAGAACGCGCCCGCGAAACACCAGGCGCTCGCCGGCGACACCAGCGCGAGGCCGTGAGTGACAGTGGCCGCGCCGCCAAAGAAGAGAATGATCGTCAGAATCGATACGAACGGATTGGACTTTTTAGCTTGCTGCATGGGTTTCAACGTTCATCGACTACCGGGCACTCCACGGTGATCTTCACCGGCTGCAGCTTGCGGTGGAATGTCAGCACGGTAAGCCACAGGTGGCCGCCGAACAGAACGCCGATGCGTTCGCGCCACGTCAGGCGCCAGCGTGTGATCACCGTTCCGTCCTCCAGCCGCCAGGATGGCAGCGGATTGTACTGTGGCTGGTTGGCTGCGTATGCCGTCGTCGGCAAGTCAACGCCGCGTTGTTTCGGAATAACTGGTGTCATGCTTCGATCTCAAACTTCTGCGCGCAGGCCTTGCAGTAATCCTTGTTGTGCGAAATGGTGCGTCCGCAGCCTCCCTGGCAGAGATACCCGCCGCGCGCTCTTCCTGGGACATCACCAGCCGGATGATCATGCGTACGCGCCCAATTGCGAGAGCGTCGACCCAAGCTGCCAGCACCTCGGTCCGTAATTCTCCATGCAAAACCGCACGGTCGACTCCCAGGATCGATCCACATCGAGACGCTGGCGTTGGATCAGCGTGGCTTTCCTGATCTGGCAGCGGCGGCAGCGCCCGCAGTTGCAGACCATCCGGGCTGGCCGCCGAGGAACTGCGCTGCACAGGATCAACTCGGAAGCGATGATCCGCACCCCGAAGCAGAGTAGTGCCAGCGCGATGATGTCCGTTCTGGTGATGCTCTCTATTAGCGGGCGCCGGCCGCTCGCGGGCTTCGCAAACCGGACTTCGCGGCAGCCGCGCGCCCGCATCTCCCGTGCGCGGGCCTCGGATTTGGCACTCCAGATTTTCCGCTTGTACTCAGCCACGCTATTCCCCGCCGCGCTTCCGTTTCTCGTCGGTTTCCCTCTCCGCGCGCTTCCGGTCTTCCACGGCCTGCGCTTCCTGCCGGTAGTACTCGAAGATGCCCTGGTTCGGCATCGCCTGGAAAAGCTCCGTGGATGCCCAGACGAGCCAGTCCACCCGATCGGGAGAGCCGTTAAGCCCGTAACCCGAAGGCGTGAGCGCGCACATCTGCTCTTCGAGTTCCGCGAACGACCCCACGTGATGGAACCGGCCCTGCTCGTAGAGTGCAGATGTCGGCTCCGCGCGCACGGCCTTGCCGCGCGACGCGCTCACCTGGATCACCCGGACATTCGGGTCGACCGTGTGCAGCGTGCTCTCGACCATCGCGCCGCCGTAGTTCGTCTCCGCGACGATCGCGTCGGCTTCCCACTTGTGGTAGAGCGCTATGGCCCGAGCGGCCCAGCCCAGCGGCTTCAGCCGGCACGAGGCGTCCTCCAGCACATAGCCGTGGCCGTCCACGCCCTTGCCCGCCGCGCCGATCCCGATCTCGTCGCCCGCGTCCGACATGCTGCCGGCGGGATCGATCGCCACGACGATGCGCTGCATTTCCGGAGGCTTCGCCGGCGGGAGGATGCGGAGCTGGTCCAGCCTGGTCAGCGTCCAGAGCGCGCCAGGTACGTCGGTCAGGACCTCGGCCAGTAGTTCCTGGCGGCCGAGGCGCGTGCCCTCGTACTTCGTGATGATCTCCGTAAAGAACGACGGCGCCAGGTTTGCCCGATTTTCGTACGTCGTTCCCCGCGTTATTTTCGTTCGCGGGTCGCGAATCAACTCCAGCGTGAGCGGCACCGGCTTCGGCGTGGTCGTAATCACCACGCGCGGGTCCTCGCCGAGCCGCAGGCCGAGCATAAACATGGCCCACGTCTCCGGCCGCTTCCACGCGCAGATCTCGTCGCACCATCCAAAGTGGTGCTGCGGGCCCCGCAGCCGGTTCGGCTCCTCGGCAGAGTAGCCGCGGATGATGGCGCCGTTCGGCAGTATAAGCTTGTGCCGGGTCGAGTTGTAGCCCTTCCGGCAGAACGCCGGAAGCGACGCCAGGATTCCCGACTCGCCTTCGAAACATACAGATTGAACGTCGTCCGACGTCGGAGCTATAACCGCGATGCGCTCGCCCGGATGCGAAATGCCATAGTCGACAACTTCCTCCGCACCCACCCGGGTCTTGCCGAATCCGCGACCGGCCAGTAGCAGCCATCGTGTCCAATCACCCTCCGGCCGGATCTGGTTCGCCCGTGGAGGCCCCGGCCTCGCCGTGATCTCCGGGCAGCGTCTGCCCAGGTACCAATGCTCCCGGCTCTGGACCAGCTTTTCGCCCCCAGGCACGCAGCGCAGCAAGGTAGCCGGCAACGGCGGTGGTGGCGGCAGGGTCCTGCACTCTGATCGGCTCCCCATCCTTACCGGTCAACTCGGCGGCGATCTTCTCGCGCCAGTCCGGGTGCTTGGCCCGGAGCGCGCCAAGCATCAGGCCATCCGAGTAGCGCAACTGATAGCCGACCACCTCGCCATCGTGATAGACGGCCTCTACCACTCCGTCCCTGGCGCGCCGGACGGCTTCCGCCTCGAGCACGTCGGCCGCTTCGAGTTTTGCGCGCTGAAACGCCTTGGCGTAGACATTGTCTTCATCAAGCCAGCGATAGTGCAGCCGGCGGTCGATCTTGACCGCCTCCGCGGCTCCGACCACCTGGCCGGCGGTCGCGATGTAGGCTTCGAGGAACGCGGCCTTCTTCGAGACGCCGCGCTTGGCTTCGAATTTCCAGCGTGCCGGCGGCGCCGGCGGCGCGCTGTTGAGATACTGCCGGGCAAACGAGCGAAATAGCGCCCGATTTTTGCCGCTCAGTGCGCTCTGCCGGAGTGCGACGATGCCCTTCAGCCGGCCGCGCTTGAGCGATTCCCGGATGGCCGCCGACGACTTCTGGCGCGCGGCGAATTCGGCTTCCGTCAGGCCGAACCAGGCTGCGATCTCCGCGTCGGTCGACTGGAGCGCCGCCAGCTTCTCGAGCTCCGGCAGCGGGATCGGCGCGGCGGCCTTCGGTTTGGGCTTGGCTGAGGGCTTCCGCATGCACGTTAGCCTCCAGCCTGTGCGACGTCTATTTTAAATTGACGAGCACTTTTTGCTTGCAATCCGGGCGCACCGGAGTGATTAATCGTCATGCACTAGCCACGCCGCCGGATCGCCCGCGCCCGCCCGGTCCAGGCGGGCTTGCCGGCGTGAAGTACCAAACTTTCAAAGGAGACGACCACCATGTTTTTTACGATCGACGCAGACAATAACATC